CCTTAACTGCAACAGCAGCTTTTAAATGGGTTGTTACAGCAATGAAACCAATACTTAAAACAGCATGGAAGAAAATAAGTCCGAAAAGCCAAAAGGTTTAATCGGTAAATTAAAAGACATAGGTGAAGAGAAAGAGCATCAATTAGAAGTGCTTGGAACTCTAGTAAGACTGGGCGTTGTTGTTTGGTCTGGTTTCATAATCACGATGAATTATGTTGATATACCTATGGTTAAGAAGTCTGGGAATAGCGATATAACTTTTGTTGCTTCGGTATTTACTGGAGCACTCGCAACCTTTGGTTTGACTACCGGTAAAAACGGTAATGGCAAACCACCAATATGCCCTATGGCACATAAAGATAAACCAAAAGCATGAAGAAATTAATTCTGCTTTTAGCTCTGTTATCACCCAGCATAGCTAGAGCCAATACTGTCACTCCTCAGTTCACAACAGGGAGTATGAATAGTACAACCACTACAACTCAAACTATCGTGGAGACAGAGCAAGTCCAAGTGTGGGGTGCTGCTGTAAACACGTGGTCTGGAACAAACATAACTCCGTCAGCAGATATCACAACAAGTGGTACAACATTTTCTGTGACAAACGCAGCTAATCCATGGAGCTTAGAAACAACAACAAGAGCAGCAGGGGTAGTAGAGCAGCGAGATTACACTCGAAATTACACAATAAACTCTACAACTACTTCGCTGTCTGTCTTCTCTCAATAAGTCCAGTTCTGGCTGAAGGAGACACCAATAATTCAAGTAACCCCGTGGCAGCCGCGACCGGAAACGTCACAAATCAAGCTGTACAATTTCAGAACAATGGAGCACCTAGCCGACAATCCTTTGGTAGCAACATATCTTGCAATGGTAGCACTATGACATTCAGCCCATTTTATATGGGAAATGATACTGAACCACAGTCAGAAGATGGTTACGTAATTTCAGAGAACTGGGGATTTCAAATAAACTTCTCAGTTCCTTTAAACAGAGATCTGACTAAGCAATGTGAACGCATGGCAGAAAGTCAGATAAATAAAAATAAGCTCGACTTTGAGCTGGTTCGTGCACTTAAATGTGCCGAGCTACAACAAAAGGGTTTTACCCTGCTACCCGGATCACGTGTATATCACCTCTGTTCTGATGTAGTCCCAATTCAATCACTATTACCCCCTAAGAAAAAATAATGTTAGCAATCGCAAAACCATTCGTACTATCTGCACTTAAGTCACCAAAATTCAAGACTTTTGTAATTGAACTATTAGAAAAATTAGTTGAGCAGAGTGATAACGAGCTAGATGACAGAGCCTTAGCAATGGTTAAGAAAGGCTTAGGACTTTAAAAATGGCTGGTGCAAACAACATCATCAAGGTTAAAACCACCAGATTTCCTGACTATATCTACAACCAAGATAAAGAAAGATATAAAGACAAAAAAAATATGATCTTAAAAATCAGGAAAGCATTCAAGAAAAAGAAGAATAACAAGAAGTACAACGTATGAAAAAGAAAGCAACCGAAGATCAATTCAACGAGTTGCATAACTTAGTTACTAAAGAGTTCCTTGCTCGCATCAAAGCAGGCGAGGCAACTACTCAAGACTTAAAAGCAGCTTGTGATTGGCTTAAAGCTAATGATATTAGCGGAGTTGCTTATAACGGAAACCCTCTAGAGAAACTATCTAAGGTTATGCCAACAGTTGATCCAGAATTAGTACAGGCGAAGCTTTATGGCAGGAACATCTGAATACTATAAATCCAACCCAGCAGCTAAGAAAAAAAGACTTACGCAGCAAAAAAAATACAACAAAACAAAACGAGGTCTAGCAATACGTGTCAATGCGAATGCTGTTAATAGAGCCAAAGGTACTTATGGCAATGGTGACGGGAAAGACGTCGCCCATAAACCCGGGCAAAAAAATGGAAGAACCGCTTCAAGCGCAACACTCCAAAGCCCCTCAGTTAATAGAAAAAGCCGATTAAAAATTAAAGCACACAAAAAGATTGCATGACCCCTCTACTACCTAGTCCAAAACATTACTTACAAAACCTAATAACCATGACGAGTTCAGATTCTAAACGGCTCTGGAGAAGAGCTGTAAAAGAGCACTTCAATTGTACATGTGTTTATTGCGGAGAAACTTATGAATTTAAAGAACTTACACTCGATCATGTCAAACCTAGAAGCAAAGGTGGTCAAGATCTTACAACGAATGTTGTATGCGCGTGCAGAAAATGTAATGCAGACAAAGGTAGTAGTCATTGGCTCGGATGGATGCGAAAAGCATTTGGATTCCAGCCACTTCGAGAACTAATTATTCATCAACATATTAATTAAGAATTATGGCAACCTTTAACACGAGTAAATATAGTGCCGGCTCATTCTACGACAATATAAAAGCAGGAATAGAGTCAGGAGCATACACATCTAAAGAAAAGCCTGCTAAATATATTTTTGTAACCAACAAACGAGGCAGAAGAGTAAAAAAAATAAACCCTAAATGGACTGCTTGGAATAAAAAACAGGAAAACAAAAAAACCGAAGAACAGGAAAAAAAGAAGAAATCTACTCCTATAAAACGTCTTTCAAAAGAAGAGAGAAAGAAGCATGAAACAATTGCTAAGAACGAAAGACTAAGAATTAAAAAAACTGAAGCTAATAAAAAAGGTAACGAAAAAGCTAAAGGTTCTACAAATACAGGCGGTCCTGTTAAATCTGGTGTTGAATACGCAAAATCTAAAGGTGATGACCTAGCTGGTTATAGAAGAACTAAAGATACACGTATTACCAAGAACCTTAAGAAAGCTGGTTTTACAGAAGATCGTTTAGCTCGATTAAGAAAAGAGCACGCTGAATGGAAAGCAAAGCGTAAGAAGAAAAAGAAAAAGTAAACACTAGCAGCCCCGAAAGGGGCTTTTTTTAATGGCAAATCCTACGAATAAGGCATTAAGCATGCTGCTTAGTGCTGCGAAGAATGGTGCGAAAAAAGGTGTAAAGAATGGTTCTAATGGAAATGGACTTAGAAAAATACGTGATATTCCTAATTATCGAGATTCACAAGAGTTTAAAGTTTTAAACGATAGATTGCGTCAACATCAGTGGACTGTAGACGAAAATAAATATTTGAATCTAGATACTGATGACCAAATACAACTTCATCAAGAAATAACTTATCATGCTGGAACTGTAACGACTAAAGGTAATCTTTGGTACCCAGACCAGCCTTGGATGAAAGACGTAAAATCACTAGGTAAAGTCAACAAAAAAGGTAAGCCTAGTCATGTAAAAGCAAAACAATCTTTTAAAAAAATAAAAGACCCTAGTGAAATAGGTTATAACGACGACAAACGCTATAAGGGTACTCAAGATAAACAAGCAGCAGACAGAGCTTTTAATCTAGAAGAAGGTACAACTGGTTATGACGAAGTACATGCAAGATTAACTGAACTAAAACCTCTTTTACAAGAAGCAATTCCGAACTACAACGAGCTTGATATGTTCCTTGAATTAAAGAACACTAATAAAAGACAGGTTAAAGACAGATTAGACCTAATTAAGCAGTGGAATAAAGATTTAAAAAATTATGAAGGTGTGACTGATAAAGAACAGTTCTACACTGCTGGGCATGCTTCTTCTAGAGCTAAAGGAGGACCAGCTACCGCAAGTAATTTTGGTTTTCCAGAAACAGGTGCTCAAAACTATAAGACACAAAACAAAGAAGATTTACCTAAATGGGTCCTTGAAGAAATTGGTGTAGATACATCATGGACCATGTGGGTTGATAGATATGTATCTGATAAATATGGTTTAGGTCTTATAAAGCAAACTGATGCTCAAAGATTTTTAACTGATTTTGACAAGCTAGATATTCTCAATAGAAAAGTTGATTGGACTACTGCTCTACAGGCTCGTATAGACGATCTGAACAACGCTTACTAAATTTATCCACATTCGTACATGAAAGACGTTTTAACGTCCTTACAGGGCGATTTCAAGCTGTTTCTGCAAGCATTATGGGACCAGCTTGATCTCCCTTCTCCAACGAGGGCACAATATGCAATTGCAGATTATTTGCAGAGTGGTCCCAAGCGACTACAAATACAGGCGTTTCGGGGAGTTGGCAAGAGCTGGATTACTGGTGCTTTTGTTTTATGGACTCTATTTAATGACCCCGAAAAGAAAATAATGATAATTTCTGCCTCTAAGGAGAGGGCAGACAACATGAGTATCTTCTTACAGAAACTAATAATAGAAACACCATGGCTAAGTCACCTACAACCAAAGAGCGACGACGCGAGATGGTCAAGAATTTCCTTCGACGTTCTATGTTCACCTCATCAGGCACCGTCAGTCAAAAGTGTTGGTATTACTGGTCAGTTAACGGGAAGCAGGGCAGACCTGATGATTCTGGACGACATAGAAGTTCCCGGGAACAGCATGACGGAGCTGATGCGTGAAAAGCTTCTTCAACTCTGCACCGAAGCAGAATCAATCCTTACGCCGAAAGACGATAGCCGTATTATGTATCTCGGGACTCCTCAGACTACTTTTACTATTTATCGTAAGTTGGCAAGTAGGAACTACAAACCGTTTATTTGGACCGCAAGATACCCAAGAAACAATACCCCTTACGAAGGCTTAATAGCTCCACAGCTACAAGAAGACATTGATAACGGGGCTGATCCTTGGACACCTACAGACGATAGATTTTCAGATGATGACCTCGTTGAAAGAGAAGCGTCTATGGGACGCAGCAACTTCATGTTGCAATTTATGCTGGACACAAGTTTGTCAGACGCTGAGAAATTCCCTCTCAAAATGGCTGACCTTATTGTTGCTAGCGTTAATCCTACTAAAGCACCCGACAATATCGTATGGTGCTCAGACCCACGAAACGTCCTTAAAGACTTACCCACAGTGGGCTTACCCGGTGATTACTTCTATTCGCCTATGCAGCAGCAAGGTGAGTGGACTGATTACCAAGAAACCATCTGCTCAGTCGACCCCTCCGGTAGAGGAGCCGATGAGACTGCCGCCTGCTACATCTCGCA